TTTGTAATTTGAAGTATCTACTGGTTTTCCTTTTTTAAATTTTTTAGGTTTAAGAGAATCAAAGAATAAATAAATTACCGATAATAATAGTATGGGTAACCAAGTTTGAAAAATAAATTGATATAACATTTTAATTTGAATAATTTTTTTAGTTTTAAATTGTTTTAATTCATACACCATTCATAAGCATTTCTAAACATTTTCATCCAAGGTGTATACTTATCTAATTTTATATAATCCGGTTTCCAAGAAATTTGGTCTTTTAATACACATCTTTCCGGATGAGGCATTATAGCCAAGTGTCTTCCATTATTAGAAACTATTGCCGCTTTTCCTCCTTTAGAACCATTAGGATTAAAAGGATAATTCTCTGTTTGATTACCTAAATTATCTACATATCTTATTGGAAAGGTATTTTCATCAAATACTTTATTATTTTTACTTACAATTCTTCCTTGTCCATGCGCAGTCCAAATTCCAAAAGTTAGGTCTTCCATTCCATTTAACATAATAGAATTATTAGGCAGGACTTTAACAGTTGAATATCTTGATTCAAATCTTTCAGAAAAATTATTTTCTAATGAAATATTTTGAGGTATCCAATTTAATAAAGACATTAATTGACAACCATTACAAACACCTAAACTAAAAGTTTCTTCTCTATTATAGAATTGTTGAAATTGTTGTCTAATTTTTGGATTATTAACAATACTAAAATACCAACCATAAGCAGCACCTAAAACATCCGAAAATGTAAAACCTCCCACAAAAGCAATACCTCTAAATTGATTTAGATTATATTTTTCTATTTCTAAATCATTTATATTTATATTATATACTTCAAATCCTACTTCATTAAAACAATATGCCATCTCATTTTCCCCATTACTTCCTTCTTCGGACATAATAGCAATTTTTGGTTTTTTATTTCCTATATCTAATTGTAAATTACTTAATATTAAATTTTCAGGAATATTAAATTTAGGTATTTTTAAATCGTAGCAATTTTTAATTTCTTCCTCAATACTGGATTTATTAGCCTGTTGTTTTTCAATTTCATAACTTCTTTTCTGCCACAAATACCTAAGTTTCCTAGTTTCATATTCAATAACTGTTTTTCTATTATAATCAAGAATAAAATTGGAGGAATTATTAGTTTTACCTAAAACTAGGAAATTAATGCTGTTATTATATAATCTACTTAATACATCTTTTAGGTTTTCCGAACTAATTTCAATAATTATTCCAGGGTCTTCATTAAATAGGTAATTATGAATATTAATTTTACTTTCAATATTAACATACATACCTAAATTAGATGCGATAGTTAATTCTATTAACGAAGTTATTAATCCTCCATCACTAATATCATGACCTGATAAAATCTTTTCTTCCTTAATTAAAGTTTGAATTATAATAAATAATTTTTTCAATTTACCTAAATCATTTAAATCACATTTATCAAAATTTAATTTAGTATCATTAATATTATTTTGATATATTTCTTCAAATATTGTTCCACCTAAATTATATTTATTGGAAATATTAATATATACGATATAACTTCCCTCTTTTTTAAGATAAGGTAATACTATTTTATCTAATTCTATACAATTAGAATAACCAGATAATACTAGTGTATTCGGACTTTTGATTGTTTCCGTAATATTATCTACTGACATCGAAAGTGAGTCTTTACCTCCATTAATAGAAAATCCTAAATAATTTACATTTTTAACTAAACAATTTACTGCTGTGTGTAATAAGTTTGCATCTTTAGGAGACTTAGAAGCCCACATCCAATTCGCTACACTATTAATATTACCTAAATCTTCTATTGGTGTCCAAATCATATTTAATAACATCTCAGATATTGTCATTCTCACCATAATCTCAATATTTTCTTCACTTGTATTTTTCATATTAGGAATTCCTTTAATTGGTTGTTCCCCTATCGCACTAACTAATCCTTCAAGAGAATTAAAATCCAATTTAACAACACTATTATTTGCCAAAGGTAGTTGAAATGGACCAACACATTGTTGTTGAACTACTAAACCACTAACACTTCTATCAACTTTATTAGTTAAAAAACTTTTACAGCATACCGACATATGATTTAAAACTTTTTCCAAATAAAAATTAATATTTCTATCAATTTCCAAATTACCCGAATTTAAATTATAAACTGAATTATAATTTATCTTATTAGTTTCCAAATAAAAATGTTTTTTTCTATTATCTTCTTTAATAGGCATATTAACAGGTAATATATCTTCATCTTTAGTTATAACTTTAATTGAATTGTTATCACTTATATTTCCTATAATCGTAAATCTAACATTTTCTCTTTTTGCTATTTTTTCTAATAATTTTGTATTTTCTTTTTTGAATAAAAATGATACCTGTTCTTGATACTCCGCAACCCATTTTTCTAAACAGGATAGGGACTTATCACCTAAATCTAAATTATCCAAATATATATTTGCACCATTTGGTTCTGCTAATTCCCTTGAAACATTGGCCATACCTCCTGAACCTTGATCATGAATAGATAGAATTGGATTTTCAGGTAAATTTATACAGGTTCTTATGAACTTAACTACTTTATTAGCCATTTCCGGATCACCTCTCTGAACAGCATTATAATCAGAATCTAAATTATTTATATCTTGTTTTCTACTTGATGCGGATCCCCCTCCCATTCCTATTCTATATGCTCCTCCTCCTACACGACCTATTAAATTTCCATATTCTGAAATATTTTTTGTTAAATTTTCTTCTCTAATTTTTCCAATACCTCCACTAAACATGATTGGTTTTAAATATTCTATTCTTTTATTAATTTTAGGATTATTTTTTGTTTTAAAATCCCCACGGTAACTCCTTGTAAAACCTTGAATTAAAGGTTCGCCTATTTTATTTCCATAATCACTAGCACCATTACTTGCCTCTATTAATATTCTATATGGTTTATTTAAAACAAATGAATAATCTTTTTTATTAAATATATCAATTTCTCCAACTGAATATCCCGCAGTTCCTGCCAATATTTCTCCTCCTCTTCCAACACATAGTGTATCCCTAATTCTACCACCAACACCTGTAGATGCTCCGGGAAAAGGACAAATAGATGTTGGAAAATTATGAGTCTCTGCTTTATATGAAAAATGTAAATCTGTTATTTCATTTGTGTATTTATTGTTATTTAGATTTAATTTACTAATAGTATTTCCTTGAATTACGGAAGCATTATCAAAAAAAGAAACAAGTGAATTATGATTATTATCTTTTGTTTGTTTAATTCTATCCATGAGTGGCTCGAAAATATAATTATTAATATCTTTGGTGAAATTTGCCCTAAAAAACCAATGCCTCGCGTGTTCACTATTACATTGTGATAAATCATATAACTCAACATTTGTAGGTTCTCTTTCTAATTCTTGAAAATAACTTTTATAATATTTCAAATCCGAATCATCAAAACCCAATCCTTCCTCTTTATTAAATTTATCAATATCAGAAACATAAAAAGATTTAGGTATTTTAATTTCTTTTTCTTGGTTATCATCAGAGTAAATTTCGTATATCATTTTATCATATTCTGGAACTTGATCATTTGGATATTTTACTGAAAATTCTACACTTTCAACACAATTTATATTACTTTTCCTAAATATTTCAAGAACATTAGTATTCCAAGAAGTTTTAAACATTTTTTTAGGACCTACTTCAATATAATCACCTTCCAAAAAAGATTTTTCACTAATATGAAATTTATCATTAGATGATAATATATCTTTTATTTTACAAAAAATTGTGTTATTCAAATAATTTCTATTTAACTTAAGATAGAAAACTTTTTCATAATTTTGATCTAAAACAAATAACTTTAAATCCATTTGATTATAAATATATTTTTTCTTTTTAAATATGATTTTAAAAAAAAAAAAGTAATATAAAGTTATGTGTGGTATAATTGGAATTTTTAATATTGAATCTAATAAAAATATAATAAATGATACGTATGAAAACCTAAAAAAATTACAACATAGAGGGAGAGATAGTTTCGGAATGTTATTTTATAATACATTAAATCCCTATTTATTAAAAGATTTAGGTAAAATTAGAATGGATACAACAAATATTCCGGAATGTAATAAAAGTTTAGGTCATACAAAATATACTACAGCAGAAGGTAGGAAAAATATAAAAAATGAAGACCAGATGTTAAAAGTTACTCAACCATTTAGAGGAATAAATTTTAGGTTAGGTGAATTTTATTTGGTCCATAATGGAAATATTAAGGATTTTGATAAAGTAAGGAAAATATTTGATTTAGAAAATAAAGAAATTTTAAATGATAGTCATTTACTAGTTAAAATAATTGAAAGTTTAGAATTACAAAGATGGGAGGATATATTTCAACATATTATGTTAACTATTGAAGGTTCTTTTTCTATAATTATATCAACATTAAAAGGAATGTATTGTTTTAAGGATTTGGTAGGATATAGACCTATGTGTATAGGAGAAAATGAAAGGGGATTTTGTATTTCTTCTGAATCAGTTGGTTTAGGTGATTATCAGTATGTTAAAGAAATTGAAAGAGGAATTATTATTAAAATAGATATTTTAGGTATTCGTGAAGAAAAAATATCAGTAGATTTAAAGAAAATTAAAAATAAAAAATGTTTATTTGAATTCATTTATTTTATGAGTGCAGATTCAATTTATAAACAAGTAGAAACAATTAATGTAAGACAATTAAGATATCAGTTTGGTATTGAACTAGGAAAGAGTGATAAAATAGATAAAACTAAAGTTAGTGATAAAATAGATAAAACTAAAGTTAGTGATAAAATAGTTATAGGGGCTCCGCAAACTGGTATTCCATCGGGAAGAGGATTTGCTGATTATTTAGGTATAAAATATGAACAGATTTTAGTTAAGAATAAAAATTCTGGAAGGAGTTTTATTTTAAAAAATAACAAAGACAGATTAAATGAAATTAGAAGGAAATTTACAATTGAAAATGGGTCTAGATTAGAAAATAAGGAACTTTATTTTATAGATGATTCATTAGTAAGAGGTAATACATTAAAGATTATAATAGAAATGTTAAAGGAATATAAACCTAAAAAAATTCATATCAGGATAGCAAGTCCAAAAGTTATTAATATATGTGAGTATGGAATTGATATTCCAAGTAAAGAAGAATTAATAATGAACCATTATTCAAATAAAAAATATATTGATTTAGTGGGTGTTGATAGTATAAAATTTTTAGAATTGGATTCATTTTATCAATTATTTGGAACTAATGATTTTTGTACCAATTGTTTTAGTAATGAAACATTAGATTGGTAATTTCTATTTTTTAAATTTTTTATTTAGGTGTAATAATACCCATGCCAATAGTATTGTCACTATAGTTAAAGATACATTGTAAATATTAAAATTTACTTCATAATTAGTATCTTCCTTATTACTAAATTTTTCAATTAATTTATTTTTTTCTTCCATTGATATATTATTAGATTTTTTATTATCATTGTCAGATAAGTTATCATTGTTAGATAAGTTATCATTTTTAGATAGGTTATCATTTTCAGATAAGTTATCATTGTCGGATAGGTTATCATTGTCGGATAGGTTATCATTGTCAGATAAGTTATCATTGTCGGATAGGTTATCATTGTCAGATAAGTTATCATTGTCACTATCTGTATCATTGTCACTATCTATATTCTTATCATATTCAATAAAAACTTTATGTTGTAAATGAACTTTATACTCTAATAGAACTATTAAACCGATGGCAGTATGAACTAAATCTAGATTTTCAGGATCGGAAGCAAAATAAGAATTAAAGCCATTATTCCATTTTCCATTATTCATTTGATTATCCATTAGTAATTGAATCCATTCTTTCAAATCTTCAACACAATCTAATTTTCCTAATAATATTAGTAATAATATAGCGTGTGTATTAGTATATTTAATAATATTTTTATTCTTATCTGTATTATTAGTTATATTCGCCAGATTACATAAAGTTTTAACCATATGTTTTATAACACCTTTTTCAATTTCTATATCTGGATATAATTCTTTAAAAAATATAAGACATAATCCTGAATTTATTACATCAATATCTTTTTGATTGTTTCCTAAATAATCTAGTAATTGAATATTAATACTAATGTATGAATTTGAATAAATAGCGTCTGTTAATTTTTGTAGAAACTTTTTAGAATTTAATTTTTTATCATTAACAAATAAATCTAATAAAAAATCTTCTTCTGAAAATAGTAATTTTTTAGCTTTATTTCTTGATAA